TTAACAGTCGAGCCTTTGCTTGCTCCAGACCCGATCCGATCCTCATAGGATCGATTAACGATGCGAGGCAGTACAACCTGCTCGCGGAGGGCGTTCAAACCCATCGCGACCGCAGTTTGAACGATGTTAGTGGTTACAAGTGTGCCAGCCATTCAGAAACTCCTTGTTGAGCTAATAATCCATTAGTCAACAGGCAGCTTCCCCGAAGCTGGATACGGCCTCACCCCGTGAGGGTATCAGGCGATGGCAGATCCCCGATCCTCCACCCCCTCTGTATAGGGCGATTATTCGTTCACGACAATATATTTTCCTTCCGCGATCTCTTTCCCAAATTCCCCCAACTGCATGGGCGTGGGGTTGCGGAGATACTGTGCCCCCGGCGGCAGTGCCGTCGTGGGCGATCCGTCCTGGGTGTGCGCGCCGCCGCCGTTGGACGCCCCAAACGCAAACCCGATCTCCCGCGTCTGCGTCGTCATCCACTCCGCGAGGCCCAGCGGATCGCCGGGGTTGTCCTTGCTATACACGCCCGCTTTCGCGGTGATGCTCTCCCCGTCCATCACGAACGCATCCCGCGCACGGCCCACCACGAAATCGACCGCCGCATCCTGGCCTCCCGCCGCACGGAACTGCGTCAGCACCGCAGATCGCATCGAGGCGTCCGAGACTTTTTGATCGGCGGCTTGGCGGGCGGTTTTCTCGTCGGTCAGGAGCTTCCGCAGCGGGTCAAGCTCCGAAGTCTTGAAGGACTGGAGCGCGTGAGCTACCGCGTCATCTACGTCGCTGGCTTTCCGCACGCCCTTTTTGCCGAGTTCCGCGACCTGGGCGAGCGCCGCTCGCGCCGCCTCGGGATCGAGGTCGCCGTACTTGCTGGCCCGCTGCTGCGCGGCTTCCAGTTCGCTTTTGAGGTGGGTGTTATTATCGCGGAATTCCGCGACCTTGTTGACCTGTTCGACATGCGTGTCACGCTTGACGTAGCCCGGTACGTCCCCCTCAAGCGCGAGGACGAACTGGTGATCCCCGTCCGCCGTGTAATGCTGGCGCAAATCTTCGGGGACTTGATCGAGCGTTTCCACTACCGATTTCAACATATCGCGCCTTTCACTGTAGAGGAGTTGATCGGATTTTGCAAGTTTTTTAGTACACACGGCCCTCGACATAGTCCGGTTTATCGAAGTGCGTGATCGTGCCCCCGAGTTCTTTCGCCACGTACGCCGCCACATCATAGTCTGGATCGGGGTTCGACGGTACGGGATGCCAGGGGTGCAGGAGGGTGAAGAACTCACACTCTATGAGAAGTATGGGATCAGAAGAGGCCCACTCCCCGTCTTCAATTTGCGCCGTCTCGGAGTCTACCGTAATTTTAACCATATTATTTTAACTCATACAACCGCTGGGCGAATTGCCCTGGTCTACCAGTAGAAGGTAGTTTTTCAATCAACGCTTGCATCTTATAGGCAAGCTCGATCCTTTTTTTCGCTTCTGGTGTTAAATGTGCAGGGTTATTTACTAACTTGAAATCGTCACCGGCTCTGAGTACATACCTGGAAGTGGTGCCGGTATATTTTCTTCGGATGATCCTCTCGTAGACGAAATCGAATAGTTCTGGCATCTCTCTCGCAAAAGCTACCGGATCTTGATACATGACTTGCATCCCCACCGTGGAGACTTCAGTGGAACCCTGCCAGCCATCCCGAGCAGTAAATACTTGATTGGTTGTCCCTGTTTGTTTCACTTTACTGATGTTTTTACCTTCAGAATAGACTTTCCCTATATATTTAGACTTAAACGCTGCGCCATCCCCATAGCCTACCTCGTCAACCCCATAGGTGGAATTATTGAGTAATTTTCCCAACCATTCTAGTGTATCGTCCGTCGTCAGGGAATCCCGCCAGCGTATCGCTTCAGCAAGCACCCCAGGATCGGCATATTCCACCGTGTGCGTTAATTCATGCACTGTGGTTGCGCGACCACTCCGTGAGCGTTCTTTGAAGTTGAGTTTTACTCGATACGCTCGATCCCGATCCGGGTAAGCAAACGCACGCTTTCCCCTGCTCCTGCTTTTGAGCCGACCCTCCAGATGTTTGATAAACTCCACATGGGCTTTCGTCTGCTGGGCCACGATCAGCGCCTCTGTGGGGCCGCCCTCTATAGTCGTCGTATAGATACCATCATCGATCATCCTGCGAAATGCCTCGATACCCCGCTCAAGCTCTAGTTTATCCGCTTTCGTTAATTTCACAGTCGTGGAAGTCTCGACCATCTCATTCTTGGTTTTGTTATAAATAAATGTCTCTAGTATTTCATCGGATTGCACACTCACCGCCTCCTCGTAGGCTTTTGTGAGTGCGTCTAATTCTTTCTCTAAGGCGTTGAAGTCTGCCTTGAGTTTTTTGTATTCAACGGTATATCGTGCTTCCCTCAACTGAATTTGAGTTTGTATCCTCATCGCCTCCGCATCATCCCCAGCCCGCTGCGCTTTCCACTTTTGGATGCGCAAATCGTCAAAATCACGCTTAATCCCATCATTCAAAACCTTAGAATCGATCTGTTTACTGTATATCTCCTCCTTTAATTTAAGCCCTCTTGTATCCAGTTGTTGTTGCGCCGCCGTGATCAATTTTTGCTGCTTAACCGCTTCACCCGATTCCACATGCTTCAAGATTGCCTTACGGGCATCCGCGCCCCGAATGAACTGGCCGTCTGCGGTCAGGGGTATCGAGGTGGCTTGCGTCACGCCGGGAGGGAGTGCCGCCGGTTGCAACGCCCCGCCGCTTCCTGGCACCGGAGCCAGCCCGCACCGGCAATTCGGATGGGCCGTGGGCCGCGACAACGGCCCCAGCACGCTCTCGAAATTGGCGTGGAGGGCCACCGCTTGCCCGTTGAGCGCCCGGCAGATATTGCACGCCCCGAAGGGCGTCGTCATCCATTCCTTCTTGGCGTTCTTCCCCAGTAGCCCCTTGCCCTGCGCTTGCGTCCAGGCTTGCTCGACGCCCGCCGACAGGCTGTCGATGACCTCCGTGCGAGCAATCGTGATCGCTCGACGCCGGATCATTTTCTTTTTCAGCCGGATGCCCGCCTTGGCCTTGGCGGCGGTGGAGAGGGTGGGGGACAGTTAGCGGCGCAGGGCGATCCCCTGCGGGCGATTGAGGCCCACCGCATCACGGATCAGCTTGGCCGACTCCCGTGGGGGGACGCCCTCGCGGATGGAGTCCGCGATCATCTTCCGCACGGCGAGCTTGGTTTCGGCGTTGATCTTGGTGATGCGCTCGCCTGCGTATTTTTTCGCCCAGCGGTGCGCTTCGCGGCTCTTGGCGTTGAAGCCAAACGCCGCCCGACGCTGGGACGCGCCGCGCCGCCGCTCAGAGCCGGTTGAGTTGTCGGGCACCGAGATGACCTCCGCGCACAAGGCCCGTGGTGATCACGGTCGCCACCGGCTCCATCACCTCGCGCAATCGCTGATCGGTCAGCACGGCCCGCAGCGCGGCCCCCTCGTCGCCCTTGGCGAGTGCCAGCGTGAGCCGGTCGAGATCCACGCCCGCCCGCAGCCGATCCGCTACGCGCACGAACCGCCCCTCTAGCTGCGGCTCCAGCGTGTCGGCCAGCGCGGTCAGTTCCGCGTGATCCTCCTGGCGGCTCATGCGTCCTCGTCCACCTTGATCACCTCTTCAGTGGGCGGTGGCAACTGCTCCGGCTCACGGCTGATCTCTCGCTTCTCCTCGTCCGCCGTCACCCCGTAGCGCGCCCAGCCGCCCTCGGTCAGGATACTCCAGAAGGTCTGGTAGGAAATCTCCCCGGCCTGGAGCGTAGCCAGCGCGGTCTGAATCTCCTGCGGCTGCGCTTTGACCTGCAAAAAGTCCTTGTTGAGTTCCACCTTGACCGGCACATCCATTGGCTGGGCGTCCAAGCCGTCCCACCACGCCATCGTTTGCAGCGCGGCGCGCAGCCCCAACTCCATCGCCTGGGCCATCGTGCGGAGCGTGGCATGTTCCCCCGCGTGCCGCGCCAGCACCGCCGTGGCCGTCTCCTGCGCCACGGTGGGCTGCTCCTCCAGGAGCTTGGCCCCGAGTGTCGCCATCTGGTGCTGCTTCG